GGTAGTTCGTTCGTCCAAGGACTACAAGTTCCGCAACAACTTGACAGCCATTGCAGCGTACGCTTTGATCGGTGGAGCACCTGTGTCCCCCACGGCGTTCTGCAAGCTGATCGCCAGCACTTCGTAAATCAGTATTCCTATCCCGTAGATAGGAAATCCGCAGTATCGCAACAAAACTTGGACAGGGGTTGTTATACGACAACCCCTATGTCCGGGTTAAGCATGACATAGGAGAGCAAACATGCTTGTACGAGTGCTAGACAACACAGAAAAACTGCTTTACAGAATCAAACAGTTTGCAGGATGTGGAGTTGGCGATGTCATTGAGGTCGAGGACAGAGGACGAGTCAGACGAGCGATCCGTGAAGGGTCGCTTGAGTTAGTTAATGGCGATGAGACTGAGCAAGCAGCAGCCACCAAGACATTGGTAGTAAGCAACACAGAACCACAGCGCGAGAACGTGCCACAAGAGCCTCAGAAACCCAAGAAGAAGGTCAAGCACCAGTTCGTAAAGCGCGGTGATAGGGTCGTCAAGATTGCACCAGTCACAAACGGTGACTGCAATGGCAGTTACAAAAAACCATTGACAGTTGCACTCATCACCAAGATTTTTGGTCACTACTCAGGTGGCAGGATACATCTCTACAGCGTCCTGCGAGCATTGCACCTGAATGGCGCAAATGTTTGGCTTTGCGCCGACAACCGACCCATTTGGGAAAAGGATTATCCTGACTTCAAACTCAGGTATGTCCGATCAACAGATATGCTGCCTGATGATATCGATATCGTCTTGACAGATGGTAAGAACAACTGGGGTAAGATCGCCACTACGTTTGCAAGAGAAAAAGACATTCCTTGCGTGGCGTTTAGTTTTGAAACGCCAGCGATGGTAGAAAAGACCGACGAAAAACTGGCAGACCTGATTGAAAACTACGACATCAGCAGAGATACGAACCATGCCAACGTAGTCGTGACGCTTCATCCGGTCATTGGTATGCAGGAGGCAAAGCAAACCTACAAGCGAGTGCCAGTTTTTACTTCTCTTGGGTGCTGTGTGAATAACCAGGCACGAGACGCATCACTAAACCTGCCTAATCCAAGACCAACTAGACCATTTGTGGTAGGTTGTGCTAGAGACGCGAGCAACAAAAACTGGGATTTGGTGTGGGAAACTGTGAAAAGTTACCCTGAACCACTCGACGTAGTAGTATTTAGCAGTGGATTCAGAATGCCCAAGGGCATCGAGGGTCACGAGCACGTCAATATGTCCAACGCGGATGACATAACTAAGTTCAATCACATGCGCCATGCCGAAGCAGTGTTGTACCCCAGCACACATGAGGGATACGGTCTGGTTCCAGCAGAGTGTATCAGCGTTGGGTGCCCGTGCGTAGCGTACGACCTGCCAATCTTGAAGGCAGTTTACGGTGACGCGATTATCTCAGCGCCACTCAATGAGAGACAGGCATACATTAATGTCGCTCACGATGTCATCAGTACGAGGCGCAGACCAACGATGGCACAGGTAGATGCAGTCAGAAAACAGCACTCTGACCAGACGTTCATAGCAAACGTAGACAACCTGCCCTTCCTGGCGGTCAAGAAGCGCAGGATTTCTGCCCATATGATTGCCTACAGCAGCGCAGGACTGGCGAAATACGCCATTGAATCAGTTTACCCATACGTCCACGAGATTCTTGTCGCCTACGGTCCTACAGAACTGGCAACAGAGTGTGGTTGGTTGGTAGACGACACGCTCAGAGCAATCGAAGAATATCCTGACCCTGAACACAAGATCAAGATTGAAAAGCGGGACATTTGGCGCGACAAACTGCAAATGAGAAGTTCTCTGGTAGACAGAATGACTGGAAACTTCATGGTTATCCTTGATGCAGACGAGATTTGGGAAAACATGGAACTCCTGTACGACACCAAAATCTCAATTCCAGAGGTAAGGTGGGTGAATTTCTGGCATGACATTGACCACTGGGTGTATGACGCTGATGGACCTAGCAGGAAACGGCACGGAAAACGCATCAAGGGATATCCTTATGGGACTAACTGCTACCATCACACATGCGGAGTATGGAAACCAAGTTTTAGGATTAGTCAGCACATGAGATTTGACGACGCCGCTGGTACAGCACTATCTCAGGTACAGCAACCGTTACACGACGTGTGCGTGTGGCACTTCGGACATGCGATGCCCAAGGGAATTGCAGAAGCAAAACTACTTTACTACGATAAGCGTGACAGTGCTGAATACCCTACTCAGGCAAGGCTCAGGGCGTGGCTTGAATGGGACGGTGAACCCGGAGACTGTGGTGACGGAATCGTAGAAAAAATAGACTTCCCGTTGCCCGAGATTGTGAAACGTGCATACGCTCATCTGAGGAGTTGAAATGTTTGGATTCGGGCAAAGGAAACCAAGAGTAGTTTCTAAGAGTTGGAATCAACTTCTAGAGATGCTTAATATCAACCGTGGCAGTTCTAGCACTATTTGGGATTCCTATACAGACGCAGATATGGAATTGCTGGCAAGAACGTCAGCAATTGTGTGGGCATGTGTCAGGGAAATTTCCACGTCAGTAGTCGAACCTGAACTGCTGGTAGTAGACAGCAAGGGCAACCCACTGCCCAACTCTCCAGCGCAGAGAGTCATCGAACTCCCTTGTGAGTATTTTGACTACAGGGAGTTTTTGCAGATCATGGTAGAGCGTTATTACCTGACTGGCGCTGGATACGCATTGAACATGAACAAGGAACTCATTCCCATCCCAACCCACAATGTAACGCGCCTTGAAGGAAAAGGACTAAATTTCCTGACTGGATACAAGATTGGCAAGCAACTGTTCAGCAAAGAGGACATGCTTGCCCTTGTAACCTATGACCCCTCAACGCCTTACAGTCCTTTGAGTCCCTTCACTTCTGCCATTAGAGACATTCAGATTGACCTCGAAAGGCAAAATCTTCAAGGTGAAATCCTCAAGAACGTGGACATTCCTGGTGTCATCGTCTCAGTGTCAGGTAGACCCCTAAGCGAAGGGCAGAGGCAGAAGACAGCAGAAAGACTCACAAACGATACAGGCGGTGGAAACAGAGGCGCGACGCTTGTGGTAGGTGGATCGGATCAAGAAACCAAGGTCACGCCTGCCGAACCCCTCAAGGATTTGGAAATGCCGGGATTGACTGCCTTGGTAGAGTCAAGAATTTGCATGGCAGCGGGTGTTCCTCCCATTCTTGTAGGTTCTAAGTTGGGGATCGACAAGAGCACCTATAGTAACTATTCAAACGCCAGAAAATCCTTCTACACGGAAACAATGGTGCCCCTGTGGCGCAAGATCGAGTCCACGTTCAGCAAGTTCCTCGGAGTAGAGTGCCAGTTTGACCTGACCACGATTGCTGAACTTAATCCATCAGAGGACGAGGTTTCCAGGTCTGTCATAGACTTGTTCAACTCTGGTCTGGTCACATACGACGAGGCAAGACAACGACTTGCTCTTCCCACGACGAGGAGAAACTAATCATGGCATGGACCGCATCTATCATCACTGACCTGACCGCCTACATGGGTGGTGGAGTAGACGAGGACCTCATCAAGCGTTTCTACAATGGCGCTGAGGAGTATCTACTGGACCTCGCAGGCGTCACAGTCGGCACGGGAGCCCACACCCAAGGCGTCTTCATCGAGAATTCAACCAGAAAACTGTGGTTGACCACTGGACCTATTGCCTCTGTAAGCGCTTTGACACATAGGTATGGCGGCACGACAGAGACGATCAGGAGTGACGATTACTATATCGTAGCAGATACTTGGCAGATCAATGGCGACGCTGGATACACATTCACTCAGGGTTTCTACACAGCGACCTATGTACCGACCTACGATGCGACGCCCAACGACCTTGTGATTGCCTCTATGGGGTTGGTGTCACGATGGCACGACTCAAGAGGCGCTAAGTCTCAGGGTGAAGGTGATATGTCAGCGAGTTGGGAATCACTACAGATGACAGACATCATCCAAATTTGCGCTCGATATAACGTGGCGGTGTAAAATCCATGCTTTGCAGAATTGACGTTCAGACGAGGACCAAGACCAAGGTCGCCCCTGGTGACTTCGCTTCTACCTGGAAAACGACGGGTGAAGTCTTCGGTGTCGTGAGGGTTCACCAGTCCGTGACCTACCTGACAATTCGTAGAGGCTCAGATGTCAACCCTGGTGACGCTGTTATCGTAGACACAGAGCGATATCTGCTGGTCAGCAGACTCAGCAACGCAGGGAGTCGTTGGATCAGGTATGAGGTAGTCAGAGAGGCGCAAAATGGCTAGGGTGAATTTCAACACACAAAAGCTTAAGCGCCTTGAGAGGAGATACAAGCTGGACGCATCCAAGGCGCTCGCCAAGGCTACCGAAGAGGAGGCGAAGAAACTCTGTCCTGTCGAGACTGGTGAACTCAAGGAAAGCATTTACACAGAGACAGACAGCAATGGTACCAGTGAAGTTGGAGCAAAAGCGAAATACGCGCCATTCGTAGAGTTTGGCACAAGAAATAAATCAGCACAACCGTTCTTGAGACCCGCTCTACGAAAAATAAGCAGTAAATCTGAGCAAGTTCTTAACAATGTGAGGAAAATGGATGAGTAATCCCTTGACAACAGTAGTCAATGTCATTCTGGCATCAAGCAGAATGACAGACGAACTAGAGGTTTTTGACTTCGGTGATGGCAATGAACCGGCAGTTTTCACGAGAAATCCGGTTCCTAGTGAGTTGCAAATCACCGACAAACCAGTGATACTCATTACATTGGAAGGAGGCAGGCGTGAACTAACTCGTGGGGCGTACTTTGCAAAGCAAGGCTTCAACGCAACTATCATTGGCTCCAGGGAGCAATCAATACCTGGCATCATGGAGCTTGGCATGATAGTGACTGCCGTGCTGAAGGAAAACAGTATCCCTTGCGACCCACCCAGACTGCTGATCGATCCGCAAGGGTATGTTCAGTGCATTATGTTGGGTGAGATTTTCACAAAACTTGAATAAAAGTCGTTTGGTAAGAGCATTCGTTCTGCCCACCGTGGGTGGACACGACAAACAAAACCAAAAGCACCCGAAACTGTTTTGGGTGATAGAGCAAGGCAATTTGGAGTAAAAGAACATGGCAGACTTCATTCTTGGGATGGATGCCGCGCTGTACTACGGTGACGAAGACGACGCCATCGGCGACATGACGCTTGCCGAAAACGTCAAAAATGTTGCGCTCAACGTGAGTGCGGCAGAGACCGACGTTACGACCCGCGCTAACTCCGGTTGGCGTGCGACAGCAGCGACTCTTCGTGAGATGGAATGCACGTTCGAGATTCAGACTGTAGCAGACGACACCGTTACGGAGGCATTCAGGACCGCTTTCCTGGCTAACAGTGTCATCGGCATGGCAGTTATGACGATGAGTCGTGCGGAAATCGGCTCTGAGGGTCCGGTAGGTAACTGGGTCGTGTCCAACTTCTCCCGCGCCGAGGGTCTTGAGGACGCAATCACGTACTCTGTGACTTGCAAGATTTCAGACGCGCCGACGTGGACCGAAGTAAACGCCTCGTAACCCAACAGCAGTAAGTCGTTTCGTGCAGGGGGCTTGGGCGTCAAAAACCCAAGTCCCACAAACCAAAGGAGAGTCGAAGACTCAGAGGAGAACTGTGATGGCAGCATTTACTGACACGAATGGCAAAACTTGGAACATCAATCTCTCGATCAGCACAGTTAGGCGCATCAAGTCTGTCACTGGCATCGATATCTTCGATGCCGACACGTCAAACTTCTTGCAGAATCGTTTGTTTACGGACCCGATGTGTGTAGCAGACGTACTGTGGGCGATATGTCAACCCGAGGCAGAAAAAACTAAGATTGACTCCGAGCAGTTCGGAGATTCCCTCGGCGGTTCTTCAATGCGCGACGCACAAAACGCGCTAGTGGAGGAACTCGCTGATTTTTTTACGGGGATGGGGCAGGAGTCGAAGGCGAAGGCGCTCCAGAAGATGCAGAGTCTCCTGACAGCAGCGGACACGAGAGCGGGTCAGGAAGTGGACAAAGTGAACGTGGACGAAGCGGTAGAAAGCATTCTGTCTGGCGCTACATCGCAGAAACCACAGGAATCATTGGATGCTCAGTAGAGCACATGACGCTGTGGGAACTCAGCACAGCAAGGCAGGAATGCCTCTGTGATCGTTGGGGAAGGTTAAGCCAGATCATGGCGCTTTACATCAACGCCCACATCGACCCGAAGAAATCAAGTCCAGTTTCACCTATCGACCTGAACCCATACGCACATGAAGAGGACAAAGAAGCACACAGCAAGCACAGGCGGCGTGAAGTCAAGAAGAAAATGGGCGAACTGGGAACACAAATGGTCAGAGACAAGTCGGCAAAACGCAACACAGTAAAACCAATTCCAGACTAAGGAAACCATGATATGGCACTTTCCGCAGGTGAGGCATACCTAAAACTTGGTGTTGATGACAGGCAGTACGATAAGGCGATGTCAAGGGCGTCAGGCAAGGCAAAAACCCTTGGCACGACCTTCGGAAACTTGGAAAAGACCATAGCACTCGGTTTCGCGGCTGCCGCCGCTGCCGTGGGATATGCTGTCAACAGAGTTACTGCGTCTATTGACAGGATGGCAAAAAGGGCCATCGGTCTTGGAATTGGCGTTCAGCAATTGGACGAAATGACGTTTGCTGCTGAACGTAGTGGCGCATCCATGGGCGACTTGGTAACAGCGTTCGCAAAGATGGGCGCGATGATCGGCAAAACCACTGCCTTGAGTATCGAACAAGCAGCGGCAATGAAAACTCTCGGAATCAATATAGCAGAACTCAAGACGCTCAAACCAGAACAGCAGTTTATGAAAATTGCCGAAGCATTTAAGGGTCTGACTAACAGTTCTGACAGAGCAGCAGTCGGCATGGCGATCTTCGGCAGGTCTTTTGTCAACCTCGTACCTCTGCTGATGGAGGGTGAATCAGGAATCGCTGCGCTGATGGCACAGGGTGGGCGCTACGGGTCCGTTACCGCCGAACAAGCAGTAGCGGCACAAGCGTTCCAGGACGCTCTCACGAACCTGGGAAGGGCGCTCACGTCCTTGTTGCGTGATTCGGTCATGCCTATGGTGGATGTTGGAAGAGATTTGACCAACGTCTTTGCAAATCTCACTGTTGCTATTGGTCCATCTGTAATATGGTTGGCAAAGTGGTCCTTGGGAATCGGTGGTATCATCATTCTGGTGCCGCTGGTTTCTAAGGCTATACTGTTGTTGGCTGTCTCGCTTCGTGCGCTTCAGTGGGGGCTCACACAAAATGCTACTGGTTGGTTAATACTACAAACAGCGCTTACTGGATACGGAAGGATAGCAGGCAAAGTCGCGTCTATGATGCACACCCTCGGTGTTGCAATTGCAACACAGAAGGTCGCAGTAATGAGTCTCGCCTTTTCGTTCAAGATGCTTCGTGTGGCATTGCTTGGATTACTCGGTTCGTTGAAGATCATTGGTTTGGTTTTAATCAAGTTCCTGGCAATCGCGGCTGTAATAGCATCCGTGATTTGGGCAATTTCAAGGGCTCTTGCGTGGTGGAATAACTCAACAGAACGTGCCAACAAGGCGCTTCAAATCTCTGGCAAGACCTTAGAACAAGTCAGAAAAGAAGGCGACAAGTGGGTTGAGTCTGCTGTTGACACGAAGTTCTTAGCTGTCGCAGCAGCAGCAACAGCGGCAGCATCGGCAGCAAACGACTTCCTCATCAAACTCAAGGAAATCGCTGGCATCCCGTTGTTTGACTCCACCGCCGTTGCGAACGCCCAAGAAATGATCGATCATCTTAGAGACTTGGCAGGAACAGAGGCAGGCAAGAAGTCTGGTTTGACTCCTGAGTTGGTGGATCGATACGTCAAAATCAAGATTGGCGCCGGTGGAGCGAGTTCTGTAAGCATCGATCCGGCGTTTGAGGCTGCTGTAAAGGAAAAACTAAGGGCGCTTTACATCAGCGCGGGCGCCAAAGCGACGCAAGCGATCGGCGAAATAGAGTCTGAACTCGCTCAGTTCAAACAACTGCCACAGAAACAGCAGGAAACTGATGACATCAAGAAGCAAATCGAGTCCCGCAAAACCCAACTTGCCGAACTGACTAAAGAGTATGACAGGTACAACGTCGCCCTTGCCAAGATGCGAAGAGGGAGACCTCTTGAGGAAATCCTTGGAGGCAGGGCACCTAGTGTAGACAAGGCACGAATCCAGCGCGAACAGCGTATCCTGGACACCATAGCAAGACTCAGGGCGATGAAGGCGCTTGAAGGTCACGCTCTGCAAATGCGCCTGCTGGCGCTTAGACATGCAGTAGAACTCAGAAACGCGAGGCAGGCAGGCGCCGCCGTAGCAGAAATTGCCAGGATCAGGCAAAAGCAGGCGCTAGAATCTCAATTGTTGGTCGCCAAGCACGCCAGGGCACAACTTGAGGAGCATAAGCGCCTCGTATTGCAAAATGCACACGCCCTTGCTAGACTCCGAATCGCTGGCATTGAGAATGCAGCGCGTCGTGAACGCGCCGCTATCATTCAGCGCTACAGGGAACAAGGTCCAGAAACGCCAGCGCTTGCGGCGCAGAAGGCGCAGGAACTTGCTAATCTTGATGCCAGACTCAACAGAGAGCGTGTAGCAAGAGAACGCAACACCAATGACCAAATTGCCCAACTGAGAGCGAATCTGTCGGGGTCCTCAAGGTCAGCAGCAATCAAGCAGCACAACATCGCCTACGCAAACGCCCTTGCTGCTGCAAGAAAGATAGGCGCAGCAGCAGTAGAGCAAACGAAAATGCTGTTTAGACTCAAGAAACGACTCATGCAAAAAGAGTGGTCCCTGCAAAAGCGTTCACAGGTTGACACCATTAACGGATTGAAACTTGAAGAAAAATATTCTGGAGGTAGACTGCAAAACGCCCAACTCGAACTCAGGCGTATGCAAGCAATCAGAGACGCCAGAGACGCTGGAAAAAGCGCGACTGACATAGCACGCATCAACCAGGAGTATGACCTGAGACGTAAACTGCTGTCAGGTCAGCGTAATGCTGATGCTGTCGTGCAATTCTCTGCAAACACGTCAGGCATAGGGTACGGTGGTTCGGCAGACGCCATGACGAAGAACACAGCAAGCATTGCCACCACGAGCAAGGGAATTCTTGAATGGGTTAAGAGGTTGTACGACAAGTCCGGCGCGGGAGTTGGCGCACGCGCAATCATCCCAATCGGATAAAGAGTCCATTTTGGACTCCTAATAGGAGAGAGACTCAGTGGCAATAACAGTCAGTAGACGCCCAAGCGGCGACACCGTAGTTTACGGACGTTCTGCGTCAACCGGTTACCTTGTGGAATCAGACGCAGCAGAAACGTATTGGACGCTCATCGCCGCCGTAGACGCGGTAGCACCGGCAAACCAAGGTCCACCGGCATACCCGTCCATGCTGGCAAAGGAGCCCTACATCTCATTGGATACTGTGTTTGCCGATGAAACGACAGACCAGTACATCTTCAATGCCGTTGTAAACTATTCTGCCTATGAAGTTCCTACTGCTGGAACTGAGCAGTATGAAACGGACATGCAAGCGTCAGGCACGAGACACATCTATCAGGCGCTCGCAACGATCAAGCAGTATGGTGACTACCAAGACACAATCACTAGAGCAATCGGTGATGAAGGCGAGCAGATAGAGGGCGTTGACATTCCAGAGGTCAAATACTCCATCAACGTTGTCAGATGGCAAACTGCTGCCCCAACAAATGCCTACAAAAATACCATTCACGGCATTACCCCAAGCGTCAACAGTAGCCTGATTACGATAGATGGAGCGTCGTTCAGCGCTGGCGAGGCTTTGTTCATGGGAATGACTGTTGGACCTAAAGAGTCAGAGAAACATCCGTACCAGTACTTGTCAAGCAGTTTGTATCGAGTACAGTACAGGTTTGACATCAGCAGGAATAGGACTGGACTGACAGTAGGAAGTATCAATAATATCATCAAAAGAGGTTGGGATGTGCTTGATACTAGGTATGAAAAGAGAGCAGGAACAGTAAATGGAAAACCAGCGGCAGAAACAAGGCGTATTCAAATTCCCGTTGCCGTACAGGTCCATAGGGTCTTTGACTATGTAAGTTGGGCAGGAATTGACCTTGACGGACTCGTAATCGTCGGCGCTGACGCCGTATTTGGAATAGGTGTTTTCCCCGACCTGTAAGGGATTCAAAATGCCAATCGAAAAACTCATAACAGGTGAACGAAGACCTTACCTACCAGCATCATCTTGGAATCAAATGGTGTCAGAGGTCGAACGTACTGTCCGTAAGGGCACCCAAACTGGCAACATACCTGTCCTTACCAAGTCTATTATAGTGGGGCACAACGATACGGGCAGTGACATACTGCCCTATCAGGCTGTCATGCTTGGACCTAGAAGCTCCGATTGGACCAGTAGTCCGAGTCCAAATACAAGCAAAATTGACCCAGAGGTAGTAGACATTTTTGTTCCAGACGACACTTGCTACGGACGGTTTGGCATCACCCTGGACACCATCTACGATGGCAGTTTTGGTGAAGTCGCCTACGATGGCGTTGCAGTAGCGGAGGTCTTCCATACCGCTGGCGACTCCTACGACAGATGTGACACCGTTGAAGGCGAAACTTATTTGAAGATGGTAGCGTCAGGCGGCGCCCAAATACTTCACTGGACACAAGAGGACTTCGGTACGTGGGGCTACGCCATCATCAGGCTGAACGTTGACAGAGGCGCTGAAACACTGACCACGACGAACCAAGAAGCGTTTTCAGTCGTGCGGTTTGGTGACTATGACATCGTCAGAGTTGAAAACGGCGTCGTTTGGCTCGATAAGCACTAGGAGTGCAAAAAATTGATTATCGTTGTTGACAGGAATGGCAAGTCGGTTCCAGCAAACGCCATCAAGTTCATCGGCAACACCGCCGTCGTGGACTTGAGTTTTGGCGCTGTACAGATTGGTGGAACTCCGAGTCCCATTGACGACCCGGTGACTCTGACGATATGGAAGTTCGTCACGGTTGAGTCTACGGTTTCAAGGACTGGATACAAGACAAAAACTGCCACCTCCTACATCACAAGAACAGTAGACAAGACCCTGACAGATTGGTTTACAGCGACCAGAAGTTCATGGATAAGCAAGACCAACACCTCATACCATACTGGCACGGTAGACAAAACCGTGACTTCTGATCGTACAGTCACCGCAGAGAAGACCAGCAGCGTTGAAAAGACGATCACGAAGTCAACGGATTTCTACACCGTCACAGACGAATTCACCAATGTTTTGACCTGTTGGATTACTCCAACGCCATCACAAAGGACATCAACTGTAGACAAAACGGTTACTGTAGAGGCGACGAGAACGTCAGAAAAGACAGCAACCGTAGAGAAGACAAACACCGTAGATGCGACGCGAACAAGCACGGTCACGAACTACATCACAGTGACTCCTGAGCTTACGGTGACGATGGAGTACACGCGAACTCTTGAGGGCACGGTGACGAATTGGTTTACCAAGTACAACACAGTTACCGATGAACGTACGAGCACGGTCACGGACTGGTTTACGGCAACAAAGACCAAGACGCTAAACACGAGTTGGACTACGCAGACGGTTACCGTAGACAACACATACACAGCGTGGCGCACCAGAACCAGCACAAAGTGCTTCACAAACACGCATTGGGTAACAGCAACAGCAAACGTATCAAGAGAACTGACGGTCAGTCCTCTAGTGACAGTAAGCGTCACGCGCACAAATGTAGAGGCTACGGTGACGAAGGCAATCAAAACCAATACGAAACTTCTCACTGTTACTGGTGAGCGGACAAACTGGGTGACGTTTACTGCCACAAACACAAAGTTCCGTACCGTCACCGATGAACTCACGAAAACGAGCACGGAAGTGTTGACCCACTGGAATACGGTTGCTACAAAAGAGGCGACCAAGACCGCGTGTGTCAGCATCTCAAACACGATCACTCGATGGGTAACCTGTACGCCATAGGAGTACACAGTTGATTCTGTTCATTGACAAGTACGACAATGAAGTTCAAGCAGGGCACGTCACGTTCGCTGGCGCTGTGCCAGAGCACAGAGGCGAGCGTAGTATGCGTGTCACAGGGATCACTGTTGTCACAGACCCGCCTCCCGGCACCATCAATTACCGTACGGTCACTCGTACGTCTACTGATGAGGTGACAAAGTGGATCACGAGGACCAAGGAGTACACCCGTACCCATCTGAATACTGCCACAGATTACATCACCCACGACAGCACATCTACATCGTGGCAGACTTTTACCAAGGACTACACTGCAACCAAGTGGCACACGGTCACTGATTACTACACAAACACGTCTTGGAACACAGTTACCGATGACTTCACAGCAACCGTGTATCGTACCGCGACCGCCGAAAAGACCAACACCGTTGAGAAAACGGTCACAAAAACAAACGACAGGACCGTTTCCCCACCGCTAACGGATTGGACTACCGTTACAGACGAGTTCACAGTTACCAATGAACTAACGGTCACAGACGAGTTCACAGTTACCGACCACAAAACAGTGACATTCGAGTTCTCCAAGGACGTTACGGTGACAAACACGGTCTGGGAACCCACCAAGTTCCTCACGGCGACGTACTACACAACCAAACACAACACAAATACGGTAGATGGCACGAAAACCAAGACAGAACACAAGACGGATTGGACTACAAGCTACTTGACGAGAACGAGTTGGCATACCATCAACGTCACCAGGGATGCCACGGTCTTGAAGACCGTGACGGATGAGTTTACCAAGACCAGCACATCACACGTCAGCGTAGATAACACAAATTATTTCACAGCGACTTCATACCCCTACACGGCGACAGAGGCTACCAAAGAAGTTGACCACACGGCAACTTCTTGGTTGACAAGTTGGTACTACAAGACCGTCACACAGTACGAAACCGTTTTTGTGACGGACTACATCACGGCATGGGAAGAGGTTAGAACGAATACCGTCACGCACTGGAATACGCAAACCGTTATCGTAGACAACACATTCACAGCGTGGGTAGAGAAAACTGTTACTGACGATGTGACCAGAGACACTACGAAATGGCGTACCAAGACAACCACGAAAGACCTGACTGTTACTGAATGCGTCAGGTACAACGCCTGCAATGCTTGTAGTCCTCCGATTCCAGATACACTTTATGTTACAATATCTGGTGGATCAGGTGGATTGGCGCACTACAACGGGACGTGGACGTTGGAATGGGTTTCTGAATGCATTTGGCAATATCTTGAGGGTCCAGCGGCGACCGATGATATCAAAATTAAACTATCGGAGAGCGGCGGCACATGGACCATAAACGCCGAGCAGTACTATCTGCCCACTACAGGATACTACGACTGTAAATTCGGTGTTACCCTTGGATCAACGTCCTGTACGCCAGAAGGATCATATACCATGTCTGGTGGTGGTGGATGCTTCGATAATTTCTGCGCCAATCACGGCGGTAGCACATCCGACTGTGAGAACTCAACTTTGGTAGTGTCTGTATCAAGAACACTATAGGAGAGTCACGATGAAGCAACCAAAAATCGAGCACTGCAAGCACCAGAAATGGGACTTGAGCGCTGAATCCTACCAACTGCAATTGTTTTGCAGCGAGAGGAAAAAGTTTGTGAACCCCAGTGGGTTCACTTGCAATTTGTGTAGGATGGGCGTCTTGGACAGAGAGCTGAGTTCTCAGACTCAACCACCTACAAACGAAACCTGTGAGCACTTGGGAGACCTAGTAGGATACGAAGACTGCAAGTCTTGTGGCGGCAACGTCAGGATCAAGGTCTACGTGTGTGGCAGGACAAAAGAAAACGTAAAGATTGCAGACTGTATCTGCTGTAAGTTTTTTCACAAAAAGTGAATAAACCCCATAGTGTAGGAGAGTAGACTCAGAGGAGAGCTGTGATGAAGAAAGTCAGGAAGCAAATCACGCGCAGTAAGAAGGTCCGTAAGGCGGACACAAACCTCAGTATCGTTCCCCGTGGGGACAAGACTGTCAGTTTTTGCCTAAATGTTTACAACGAGGGCGTCGATGTCAAACTGACTATCGATTCGTTCAGGCGATTCGCTGGCGACGTGCCCGTAGAAGTAGTGGTCGTTGATGACGCATCCACAGACGGCTGCTGTGACAACCTTGGTGACGACGTAACTGTCATCAAACCCACCGAGAAGATTGGCATCGGTCAGGCAAAATTCATCCTTGCGTCCCACGCGACGGGTGACTATCTCTACCACGCAGACGCTCACTGCCGCTGGCTAGAGGCAGCCGGTCTACAACGAGTTCTAGACATCCTTGACCGAGAACCGTGTGTTATCACTCCCCATTTGGCGCCTTTGAATTGCGGCAAGGGGAAGGGTGTTTGCCCACGCCACGGTAGCAAAACTTGCCAGGTGAATTGTCCCGACTACGAAGACAAACTGGAAAACCCAAGGTCTTTCTATTGGGGTGGAAACATCATCTCCGACCCAAAGTCTGGAATAAAGGTTGATTGGAAACCAGGACGCATGGGCGACTACAAGTGTGATGAAGACGGTTTGCATAAGTCTCAGCTAGTTAATCCCGCCGTTTTTTGTTACTCAAGAAGAACACTAGAGCGTATTGGTGGTTGGAATCGTTATCCAGGTCACTGGGGATGCCAGGAAATAGGACTATCTATGAGGGCAATGTTCACCAATACTCCTATCTACGTTGACAGTCTACACACGGCGTATCACCGTTATCGTAGTTGGAATCGGACTGACGGCAAGGCAATCGCACCCTACACGACGCCAGACGGTCACAGAGAGGCAAACGACCGTTACCATTTGCGTCTGGCGTTTGACGACAAAACCTGGAATCAGATTTGGAAGCCCTTTTTCGCAAGGCGTGGGCATG